GCTAAGACCTTTAATGGTAGCGAAAGTAATTGCGGTAATCATGATAAACTCCTTTTGTGTTAGAGGTTTCTGTTTTATTTATGAAATTAACCTGTTACTGATGCCCCAGTCATAGCAGCTTTTCTTTCTTGAGCAGCAGTTCTTGCGGCATCTTGTGCCGTTTTTACTGTATCTTGTGCCTGCTTTTTCCTTAAATTAGCTAGAGCAGCTAATGCAGTAGTTTGTTGTTGTGTTTTAGCATTGATAACAGGAGATTGTGTTTGTTGATCTTGAGGCATCATTGCCTCATCAACTTTCTTGGGAAGACCTTTATGTTTGGTCTTAGCAAAGTCTCGAATTTGTTTTTCAGTCATACTATCAACCATTTTTAAAACATCAGCACTTACTTCAGATCTAGGAGTTTTCCCCCTTTTTACTGATAGTGCTAAACCAAAGATTTTTTGTTGTTGCTTACTCTCGGCCTTTTCACTAATAACTTTGAACTTTGTATTATTAAGTTCACCGAGTTCATTTAGAGTATCTTTTAGTTGATGCCAGAGTTTTATTTCATAATTTTCATTTCTACCCAAAAGCTCATCCAATGAAGGGTTCCCTCGTTTTTTTGGATTTGGTTCTTTTTCGGATTTTACTTCGGTTGTTGTTACACTTTTAGGAGTTGATGGGGTAGTTTGTGATGATGGACTAGATGGTTGGGGAGAAGATGATTGGGCGTTTTGTTGAGTAGTAGAAGACGATGATTGAGATGCAGCTCTAGCCGCTCTCTGTTGTGTTCTTCTTGTTTGTCTTGGAGAAGTTGAAGGTTGTGATGCAGCTTTAGCCGCTCTCTGTTGTGCTCTTCTTTGGCTGACAGATTGAAGATTTGATCTTACGGTAGAAGAAGCAGACCTAGCAACATTAGACGCAGCACTGCTAGTTGGAGATGCTGCGCTAGTGTCACTTCCACTAGTAACAGAAGAACCACCAGTTACTCTAGTACTAGCGGGAGAAGCAGATCCACCTGTTACTCTACTGCTACCCATAGGAGGAATAGAGGTTCTTCCGGTTGTTCTTGTAGCACTAGGAGTTGTTGCACCTTGAGCAGTTGTTTGTGCTGAACTAGAAGGACGGGAAATTCTAACTCTAGTTCTTCTTACAGGTACATAATGATAATCATGGTCATCATCGTCATGATAATAATGTCTACCACCAGATCTAGAGTGAGTCTCAGGTTCATCACCAGTAATATCTCTATAAATTTTTTGTCCGTATTTTTCAGCCTTTCTAGCATAAGCAAATGGCTTAACAGCATTGCGAATAAGAAATTTACCAATACCTTTAGCAGCACCTTTAATTCTACTTAGAATTCCTCTTTTCTTTGGAGTAGGATCATAATCAGGTCCTTGACCATGAGTAATTTGAGCCCCACCACCTTGAGTCACTGTTGCTTCTTCAAGAACAGCAAGTGAAGTGTCAACAGATTCAACGATTGAATTTACAATATCTTCAATCTCATATCCTTCCTCAAGGGCATCTAGAATAACATCATAAACAATTTCTTCAATAAGCTCATCAGACAAAAATGTAAGTTCAATATTACTTACATTCTCAAGAATACAATGAAACTCTTCAATATCAATAAGTTCACCACCCAGATTCTCAGCGGATTCTCCCATGCTAGAAATTGCAGAAGATCCGTTAGTTTTATCACCTAGATTTAATACGGGATTAATATTGATTGTATTTTTTACCTTTTTTTCTACTACTTGATTAGGATTCTGTTCTTTTGTTACTATTTCAAAAAGTTCAGATCTCCAATTAGAGTAGCTTTCTTTTACATGTTTTTTTGAAATCTTAGAAGAAACAACTTTTCTTCTATGCTTTAAATATGAGTCAGTATTATCAACTCTTCCATCATTATTGATATCCTCATCCTCTTTACCCACGGGATCTAGAGCTTCCATACGAGCGCGAATTGCCTTACCAATGGCCCCTCTGCGTCTCATAAGATACTTATCGGTTTTGTTCACTTTCCCATCATTATTTACATCAGAATCCTCATGACCCACAGGATCAAGTTTTTCGCTTAGAGTTTTAATAGTCATCTTAATCAGCTTTTACTTTTTTCCTTCTATTATTTAGGAATTTATGTAAGTAAGAATAACCACCTTGTTGAATATTTTCTTTTCCTAATAAGACCCCAGGATTTTTAGCAATGACATGAGCAAGATAACCATCTGTACCAACTAATGTATTAGGTTTTCCTGGGGTTCTGAACATTCTATCCATTTTGACTTCAGTATATTCCATAAGATCCTTGATCCATGATTTAAACATCAGGCCATCTTCTGTAACACAAATCAAATAATTAGTTCCTCTTCTTGTTACTTCTCCGATTAAACCTGTATTTAAATTTTGGACCTTATCGCCAATTTTATAAATCTTTCCTTGAATATAATTTTCCCTCAACGTTTTTGTGTCAAACTTAGGAGCAATCTTCCATAACTCTCTACTCTCTTTGACCTTTTTCTTTTTTAGTCCCATACCCTGACGTACTTGATCAAACAGCGATCTTGTTTCACCATCATCTAGGGTTTTAGGAACTCCTCTTCTGAATGTGGAAAAATCATTTTTAAGTACAGCCTGACGCATCTTGGATGCAGACATACCTGCAACACCAGAAGATTCTGAATCAACAACACCAGAAGAAATCACACGAATAGAGTCAAAATTATAAAGTTTACCATTATATTTTTGAGAAAGGTTATCAAACTCTGCTTGACGATCGGAGCCAACTACAATATTAATATTTTCAAATCCATCATTTGATGCCGCTACCAATACATCAAATATTGATTTCATATCTGGATCATTAATAATTTGATCCTCAAATTTTGGAAACATCAAACGCATATAATGAATTTTAGTTTCTGGTCTTAGGGGATTCTTTTGAGGATCTTGTGCTCTAGATGGATAGATTTTTATTTCACCACCACCCGCGATTCCTTGAGCCATTTTCAATGTCTTCTCATGACCAATAGTTGGTGGATTAAATCTACCAAATACCAGAGTTAGAGTACTTCCAGCTGCTGATGGTTGATTTTCGGGTCTTACTTCTTTTGAAGGAATTCCCGGTTCTGGAGGCGGTGCTGGTTGCACTCTTGGTGCAGGACCAGCGGCAACAGAAGCGGGAGCTTTTTGTTGAGCTTGTTGTGGTTTCTTTGGACCTCTTCCGTCAAGAAAAAGCAATTTGCCATTTTCAGTTCTTGCAACAACTTTACCAGAACGATCCAACCAATCCCCATGACCACTACCAGTCAATCCTAGTTTTTTCGCTTGTATTGAAGCCTGGGAAGTTCTTGCTTCTGATAAAAATAGAGTAAAACTCTTCATTCTAATATAATACTTTTCTTATTATTTAGGTTAAGTAGAAATTAAAAAAGGGCCTGGTTAGAGGCCCCATTTTTATCAATTTATTGTGAATTTAAGCTCTTCTTGCAGCACCAAACATTCTATGTAAATGTTCGGATCTTTTAGATTGCAGTTTTTGTCTTTTAGTTCCTGGCTGGGTTTTTTCAAGTTCTTGACTTTTTTCCCAAGCCTTTGTGGCAGGACTTTTCCCCCAAGGATCTTTATAGCTAGTTTTTCCTTCATAAGGACTTCTAAATCATACACCCTCAAGAATTTCATCAATCCATGCTTCACTCATGTTTGCCATAATCATCTCAGCATCTTCTACATTGTCGGCAAAGCCTTCATCTAGTAGGTGCTCAAGTACAGTGTCATAAAAATCATAAGACTCAGAATTCTCTTCAATATAAGACTCTACGAGTTCATCAAAGTCATAATCGGAAAGAGATTCTAGAATCTCATATGCCTCATCATAAGTCTCAGCATAACCTTCGGAAATAATATCTTCTAGGATGTATGGAAGAAGAATCTCAAGGTCTTCAGTGGTCAGACCAGCTTTTTTGGCAAATTTTGCGGCAGCATCCCTAATGCCAGTATGTGCTTTTTTAGGAGCAACTTGACCACTAGGACCAGCAAATCTTACACCTCTAGATGATGTGCCAGTTATTGCTTTCTGCATCTTTTGTAAAGCTGCTTGTCTTCTAGAACTAGTTTCTTCTTTTCCTGCGGGAAGAGCAGCAACAGCCTTAGAACCAGAAATTGCAGGTTGAGGAATAACTCTCACTGAAGGGGGTTTGCCACCAGAAGGATACCCAGTTCTTACAGACCTTGGGCCAGATTGAGTTTCTGATGCTTGTCTAGCAGCCATTCTTTGAGTTCTACTTACAGGAACGATTGAAACATCACGCATTCTTGGGGGAAGGCCAGGCTTAGGGCCTGTTGGTCTGCGTCTTTCAGGCTCAGAAGTGTCTACGGGAGACTGCTTTCTTGCCGCTTGACCAGTAAATTCAGCTTTACCCGCTTTATATGCGGCCTTTACAGCGCGGTCAGTTTTACCCAGGAACCCCATAATACCTTTTTTAGCTGCAGATAGCTTACCTTTTACTGCAGCACCAGCTTTTTCTGCAGATCCTCTAAATCTTTCCCCAGCGCCATAAACTTTTTGAACCCCCTTTTCACCAACACGTTGAGCTGAACGAGCAAGTTTTTTAACTCTTACTTCACGTCTCTTTTGAGCCATCATTTCTGCTCTTTTTACATCACCCGCAGATTTAGTGACTCTAGCAGATCCACGAGTTGAGCGCTCGTCAGAACTAGTTACAGTAGCTTCGGTAAGAATCTCTTCTACATCAATACCTTCATCAAGAATAATACTTTCCATAACTAGATCGAGTTCATCATCACTCAGATCATCAATAAAAGAAAGATCTTCATCTAGTTCACTAATTTCCTCAAGCTCATTTCTGAGGTCTTCATCATAAACTGCGGAGTATGCCTCCATTAAAACTCTAACGTCGGTGGAATCCATGTTTTTACTGATTCGTTATAATCTTTTATTATTTATTAAATTTGGGATTTTATCGACCAGAACCATAATATCCCCCACTTCTAGAATCTCTACGAACTGTTGATGCACCAGAACCAGATCTTATTCTCGCACCGCCATATTTATCGACTCTCCTTTCTTTAGTTCTTCCAGTTGGATCTGCTTCTCTCTGATTTCCAGGAAGTCCAACATCTGGAATACTGGCACCAGGAATAGCATCAATTTCAGCTTGAGATTTTTGTCTATAACCACCACCAGTAATAGTATTTCTACTAGGAAGTTGTCTTTGTTGTGGTTCAGATTCAGATCTTTGAATACTCCTAACTGCATCACCAACTTTTTGTTGTGGTTTTAATTCCGCTACTCTTCGTTGAAGTGCTGCAATCTTTTCTTGATGATCTCCAGGTCTTCTAGAAAGATCGCTAATCTGTCTTCGTAATTGTGTGAGTTCTCTAGAAATTTCGCGGTCATCACTAGCCTCCATCATAAACTGGTAAAAGGTTTTCATAAGATCCTAGTTTGTCTTATAATATTTATGAATTAACTTAGCTCTACAGGAGTATGTTCAGTTCCTAAGCCAAATTCAACATTAAAGGTTTTTGCGGGAACTTTGCGATATTTTCTTAGTCTTTTTTCAACTAATTTACGCCACTCAGAGAATTTCATTGGATTTTTTTGACTATTTATTTACATTAAAAAAGGAGAGCTAATGCCCTCCTTTGATTGTGGTGTTTTATGTTAATCTTGGGTTTTATTAATCAGACATCCCCAGGTTTACGATTTTCTGAGTGATAAACACTAAAAGTTCCTTCTGGATAACGAGCAGATAGTTTCTCAAAATTCATTTGCATAAGTTCTTCAAAACTTACATCCATAGCAATACAAAATTGGGCAAGATACCAGAGTTGATCGGAACACTCCAATAAGACCCTTTTCTTCAATTCTGGAGTAAATTCTTTATTTTGAAATAGACACTTTTTAATAAGATCTACAGTTTCACCAAGCTCTCCCATCATACCAAGCGCAAATGTAAGAAGATGGGTGAGCTTTGTTCCTTCTGAATCTAGAACCCTGATCCTGTTAATAAGAACTTCAACATTACTACTTGCTGGGCTTGTAACTTGTTTTACAAACTCAATGTATTTTTGTGAATCAATTTTATTTTCCATAAGTTAAAATTTAAATCCCTCGAATGTTTTTTTAGGTTTTACGTCATCATCATACTCAACTTCACGACCTTTGTCAAGTATCTCGGATTGAGCTGATTGGTCACAATCATAAAGTCTCATTTTTTCTCGATCAATACCAACTACAAATCTCTTATGGATAGATTTATCTCCATAACGATTTTTCAGTTGTTTAATCATGATTTGATTAAGACTTTCTAGTTCCTCAGTATTAATAAGAGCAACAAGAAAATCAGCAGTTGCTGGAAGACCAAAACTATTTTTTGTTAGTATTCCATTACAATAAAATAGATTATCTCCAGAAACACTAATGTCCATGGTCTCCTTTACACCACAGTCTTCTATTGAAACAATCTCATCATTGTATTCAATATTTTTATCTGATAAAAGATTTTTTTCTATTTTTTCATCTTCTAGTTTAAGTAGTAAATCCGTTAATTGAAACAAATCCAAATTACTAAATCCAGATTCAATTAACTTATTGGCTTTATAGAGACACTTTTCCTCAATTTCTGTCATAATAAATCCTTAATTAGTATTCAGATGATCACCGACCGTTAATCCCGTGTTGAAAGACAATCTTCCTCTGTTTGTAGGAAATACATGGTCTTTACTTACAATAATTTCTTTACCACTCTTTGTTGTTATCTTGATGCATTCCTTTTCCTTTTTGTGATGTACCATCATTACAGTCTTATAGTCATCTTGTGATTTGATTTGATCGCCCACCTCCACTTCTGATATTTTCTTTATTGTCCCATCTCTTGTTTCAATTTTTTCTTCAACAAAGATACATTCTGAGGTATCTGTGATTTCAACATCTGTGGAATTAAAAGCTGATCTTGTAAGTTGTGTGCAACTAAATATCGGCAAATCAAATTCAACCGCAAGTCCTCGAATCTCTTCAGCAATTGATTTAATAAGAGTATAAGAGTTTGCATTGGTGCCAGCACGAAATCTTGTTGATGCACAAATGTTAATGTAGTCAACAAAAATTACATCTGGTCTAAATGATTTCTTAAGAGCTAACTCATTCAAAAGTGACTTAAAATGTCCTACATGAGCCGATGCAGTTGGATACTCTTTAATAATTAGCTCCCCAGTTGTCCTTTGCATTAGCTTATTAACTTTATTCACATAATCTGACTTTGACAAACGCTCCAATTTATTAATCGGAGTGTCTAGCATATTTGCGTCAATTCTTTTTGCAATTTCAGTCTCTGACATTTCAAGAGTAATGTAAAGAACATTTTTAGACTGCAATAAGAACGATGATGCTATATGACACATAGTCAAAGTTTTTCCAGAATTCGTTCCAGCAAGTATGATATTGAGGGTCTTATTAGGAACACCACCATTTGTGATCTTATTAAAATAATCAAGATCAAATTCTAGTCTATTCTCCTTCTTAGTATAAGACCTAAATCGCTCCTCATAATCATTAAGATAATCATGACCTACATGATTATCAAAGCTAACAGCTAGTGCATCAGAAAGAATACCGGGAATAGCATCCCGGTTTTTCTTATCATCATTTCCATCTGCAATATGAATAGACTCCATAAGAGCCAAATAAATTGCACGATCTCTACACCATTTTTCTGTTGTATCCAGAAGCCAATTATTCTCGACCGGAACATTTTCAAGAGATGACACAACCTGAATAACTTGTTTAAATTGTTCTTGTGTTAGATCCGTTCTCTTTTCAACTTCAATACACAAAATTTCTTTTGTTATTGGTTTATTGTACTCATGAACAAACTTAATGATCTCATCAAAAACAATCTTTTGATTATAATCCTCAAAGTATTCTGATTTAATAAAAGG